ATAAATAAAAGGAGATATAATTATGAGGGAAGTTAATTATTTAATTATGAGTTTAAAAATGTTTATATCATCATATTTCCCTCTGTATGCTATCCTATTAATATTATATAAAGATAAATTTAATAGCATTAACAAAATAAATGGTATATTAGAATTTAAAGATTATACAGTATCTATTTTTATTATAACATTGATAATTTTATGTATAATATCTATTATTACTTGTATAGATTTAATTAAGACAAAGGGAAGTGAAAATCATAAAATAAATGATATAGAAAGCACTGGTGATACAATAATAAGTTATATGATGACTTATATTGTACCTATTTTATCAATAGATCCAAAAGACAGTAAAACATTAACAGTAAATCTAATTCTATATGTATTAATCGGATTTATGTATATAAAATTAAAGATTATATACTTAAATCCTTTATGGTTATTTTGTGGCTATTATATTTATAAATCTGATAAAGATATTGTAATTATTAGTAATATTCCATATGGAGAGTTGCGTAATTTAATAGGCGTAAGGCTTAAATCATCAATATTATGTAATAATGTATATCTTATACGTAGGAAAGACAATGTGGAAATTATATAATTTATAAATAGACTATAGAACATAGAACTCTAGAAATAGGGTTCTTTTTATTATGCCTATAGGAGCCAGTAGAAACAAATAAGAAAGGAAGGTGTCCCCCTTACACTAATTACCTTTTAATACTACTGGCTTTAAATATATGAAGAAAGGATGTGGCATTAATGGCCAAGCTAACAGAAAAGCAAAAGAGATTTGTAGAAGAATATCTTATAGACCTTAATGCTACACAAGCAGCTATAAGGGCAGGATATAGTCCTAATACAGCAAAGGATATAGGATGTGAAAACTTAGCAAAACCCAACATTCGTGCGTGTATAGATAAAGAAATAGCAGAAAGATCTAAGCGTACAGGAATAAATCAAGATAGAGTAATAAGAGAGTTAGCAAGACTAGCTTTTGTAAATGCTAATGATGTAATAGATATGGAAGAAGCAACATTGAAAGATGGAGCAACAGAAGATGATACAGCAGCTATTGCATCAGTAAAAGTAAAGACTATTCCAACTAAAGAAGGAGAAGGAATAGAAAGAGAAATAAAGCTAACAGATAAGCTAAAGGCTTTGGAGTTATTAGGAAAACACTTAGGTATGTTTAAAGATAAAGTAGAAATAGATGCTACTGTAAAATCAACAGCTAAGTTGGATTCTATTTTAAGTCAATTAGGGGATGAAGAAGAGTAATTTCGCTAAATCTCCATTAAACGAAATTGCTGAAAATAACGTAGTTAAGCCATTTGCAAATAATAAAATAAGCAATTTTAGTTTAGCATATCTAAACTTTTATAGATAAAATTAATATTTTGCGTAGGTCAACACGAAATGTATAAAAAGGAGTGATACCTAATGTCAGATGAATTTAAGTTATCTCCTAAATACAAAGACTTCTTAAAGCATAAAGCACCAGTAGAAGTTTTGGAAGGTACAACAGCAGCAGGAAAAACAACAGTAGGTATTACTAAGTTTATGTTAATGGTTGCTAAGTCTAAAAAGAAAATGCATGTAATAGCAGCAAAGACAACTGGTGTAGCTGAAAAGAATATAATCCAGAAGGAATATGGAATATTAGATGTATTTGGAGATTTAGTAAGATACAATGGAAATGGTGATAAAGATAATAAGATACCTCATATAAGGTATATAACACCTAATGGTGAAAAGATAATTTATATATTAGGATATGACAATGTAGAAAAGTGGAAGATGGCTCTAGGTTCTCAATTTGGTTGTGTACTTATTGATGAAGCTAATACAGCAAGTATTGATTTCATAAGAGAAATATGTACTAGAAATGATTACATGATGATGACACTTAACCCAGATGATCCTAACTTGCCTATTTATTCAGAGTTTATAAATTGTTGTAGACCATTAGAAAAGTATAAAGCAGATGTACCTAGTGAGATATTAGAACAATTAAATAGTGAAGAAAAGGAGAACTGGTGTTACTGGTTCTTTTCTTTTTATGATAATGCATCTTTAAGTGAGGAAGATATAGAGAAAAAGAAAATGTCAGCACCTAAAGGAACTAAGCTATATAAGAATAAAATATTAGGACTTAGAGGTAGAGCTACTGGACTTATTTTTAGTAACTTTGAAAGAAAACATAATGTTATAAGCAAGGAGCAAGCTAGTAAATATAAGAGAAATTTTAATGATAGAAATCAAAAAGAATACTTTGTTATATTTACAGCTGGTCTTGATACAGCGTATTCTAATCAAAGTCCGGATACAATAGCAATGATGTATTTAGGTATTACCAATTTAGGTAGATGTATAGTGCTTGATGAAGAAGTTTATAACAATGCAGTATTACAAATACCACTTGCACCTAGTGACATAGCTCCTAGGTTCTTTTCGTTTCTAGAGAGAAATAGAAAGGAATGGGGACTTGCAAGAGATGTATTCGTTGATTGTGCTGACCAAGCTACTATAACAGAACTTAATAAATACAAGAGAAGTCACCCATGTGTGTATAACATAGTTAATTCATACAAGAAGGTTGAAATAGTTGATAGAATACATCTACAACTTGGTTGGATTAATTGGGATGAAATAAGAAAAGATACTTACTATCAAGTAGTAGATACTTGTGTAAATCACATAAAAGAACTAGAAACATACAGTTGGAAAGAAGATAAGTATGAGCCAGAAGATGCAAATGACCATACTATTAATGCTTCACAATATGCGTGGATACCATTTAGGAAGAAAATTGGAGGGATTAAATAATGAGTATTTTAGGAGGGATAAGGAATATGGTTACTAAGGCAGCTATAAAGCTATTAGATATAAAGCCTGCTTCTGATAGAAAGATAGTTATTAATGAACCATTAAGTCATATGGCTAATGTAACTAGAAATAGACTTTGGTATCGTGGAGAGCCAAGCGAATTAGATCAATTTTTTAAAGCTACAGCTAATCAGAATGATTTAGTTGCTAAGAGTAGGTTTTGGGCTGCTACACCAAGTGCGGATTCCAATATAAGAAAAATACATAGTGGATTACCTGCAATGATAGCTGATAAGCTACGCGATATTGTAGTTGCTGATATAGATAAAATATCGCTTGAAAATGGGGATGCTGATAAACTATGGCAAGAGATAGCAAAAGAAAATAAATTTAATGATTTAATTGAAGATGCAATAATTAATACTCTTGTTGAAGGTGATGGAGCATTTAAGATTAGTGGAGATAGTGACATATCTAAGTATCCTATCTTAGAGTTCTTTAGTGGTGATAGAGTTGATTATAAGTTTAATCGTGGAAGATTAACTAATATTCTATTCTATACAAGCTATAAGAAAGGATCTAAGGATTATGTATTAGAAGAGAATTATGGTAAGGAGTTTATAGATTATAAGCTTTATTTAGATGGTAAGGAAGTACCACTTACATCTATAGAGGAAACTAAAGATTTAGAAATTGCTACATTTTCAGGTGATTATATAATGGCTATACCACTTAAATTTTTTAAATCACCTAAATTTGAAAATAGAGGTAAGTCAATATTTGATAATAAGTCAGATGCCTTTGATGCATTAGACGAAGTAATCTCACAGTGGATAGATGCATTTAGAGATGGTAGGGTTAATAAATACATTCCAGATTGTTTATTACCTCGTAATCCAGAAACAGGTGAGATAATAAAGCCTAATCCATTTGATAATAGGTATATTGCAACTGGTTCTGATGCAGGAGAACAGGCAAAGAATGAAATCAAGACAACACAAGCAGATATAAACTATGAGGCTTATGTAGAGAGTTATGCTAAAGCATTAGATTTATGTTTACAAGGTATTATAAGTCCTAGCACATTAGGAATTGATTTGAAGAAAACAGATAATGCTGAAGCACAAAGAGAGAAGGAAAAGACAACTCTTCACACTAGAGGAAAGATGGTAGATGCATTAACAGAAGTTATTCCTAGATTAATAGATTTAGTTATGAAGGCTAATGATAAAATAAATAAGAAAGATTCAGGAGATTATGAGGCATCTATAGAATTTGGAGAGTATGCATCACCTAGCTTTGATGCAGTAGTTGAGACTGTTGGTAAAGCTAAAAGCTATGGATTAATGTCTATAGAAAAATGTATTGATGAACTTTACGGGGACACAATGTCAGATGAAGATAAAGAAATTGAAATACAGAGAATAAAAGAACAAAATGGTATGCTAGAAACAGAGGAGCCAAAAGTTATTGATAACCTAGATGATCCAGAGGATGTGGATTTAGATGGCGAAGAAGAATAGTCCTAGTAAGTTAGGAGAAATACTTAAGAATATAACAAAGAAATCTATACAAAATAATGCAGCTAAAGAAAGAGCAAAGTCTTATGACATTAGAAAGATATTTGAACAGATGGAATTAGATCTAATATCTTCTATGCATAGGGCTTTTTATTTTCATCAATCAGAACAGGCTAAGGAAGGCTTTGAGTGGGAGCAATGGCAACTAACTAAGCTAAGAGAGATGGAGAAGTATAGGAAAAGGAATAAGGATATAGTAGATAGTTATTCTAAGCCTATACAGGAAGCTATAGACAGAGAGTTAAGGGGTAACTACAGTAAAGGACAAAATAGATTTAAGACTTTCTTAGATAAGGTTAAAGGCTTCTTTGGATGGAAGAGTAAAAGTCATTCGTCTATAGAGTTTCCAGAGGATATACAAGAAGTGCAAACAGTAAGAGAATATATCCATAATGAGTTAGGTAGACCAGGAGCAGTACCACAAGAAACAAATTTCTTTGGAGTTAATGATAAGAAGTTAGAAGCTTTGATTAAAACAGTAAACGAAGACTTAAATAAAGCTCAATATTCTGTTTTAAGAAAGATGGATGATGTATATAGACAAACTATATTCAAGAGCCATATGTACTTACAGAATGGAGTTAAGACATTACCACAAGCTGTTGATATGGCTACTAAGGACTTTCTTGCTAAGGGAATAGATTCCATAACATATAAAAATGGTGCTAGAGTAAATATAGCTTCTTATGCAGAGATGTGTTTAAGAACAGCTAATCATAGAGCAACATTGTTAGGAGAAGGAAAGAAAAGAGATGAATATGGCATACATACTGTAGTAGTAAGTGCACATGCAAATACTTGTAAGATGTGTGAACCATGGCAAGGTAAAGTATTAATTGATGATGTATTTTCTCATGGAACTAAGTTAGATGGTGATTACCCATTATTAAGTGAAGCTGTAACAGCAGGATTATTACATCCTAACTGTAGACATTCAATAACAACCTTCTTTCCTGGTATAACTAATCTTCCTAAAGTACCAGATGGTAAGGAAGCAATAAAGCTATATGAAGTAGAACAAAAGCAAAGATATCTAGAAAGGCAGATTAGAAAGTGGAAAAGGATAGAAACAGGATCTGTTGACGAAGAAAATAAAATAAAGGCAGCTAATAATGTTAGGAAACTACAAAATAGGCTAAAACAGCATATAAAAGATAATAATGAGTTAAGAATAAATAATAGCAGAACTGAAATAAAAGAATTTAATCCTAAAGTTCATAAAGAATATTTGAAAAAGTATGATGAAAGGGTTAAGATAAAGAGAGATGGAGCAACTAGAGCAGAAGAGTTTTCTAAATATTGGGGAGAAGCAAGTCTTAAAGAAACTATTAATAAATTTGTACCGAATGCAACTGCATCTGGAGTAACTGAAAAAGGAAAAATAATATATAGTAGTAAAGATACTAAATTGCAAGTAGTATATGATACTAAAGGAAATTATTTCAGAATTGAAGATAGCAGTAGAACTGACAAAAAGAGATATCTTGATATAGAAGGAAATGATTTCACTAATATAGTTGAAAATGGAAAGAAAAGAGGAACCACAAAGGCTGAATATCAATCAAGGACTCATTTTAAAAATAGTGATAAGGAGGATAACTAGTGGAGAATCGTAGTAGGTATTTATCAATACCATTAAATAAAAAAGGTATTGAAGATTTAGAATATGGTGTAGAAGAATCTAACAATATTAAAGTGATAATGTTAGGAGATTCAGAATTTGAAGAATTATATAAAGAAAATGGCATATTTGATGTAATTAATGAAGAGTTTAATTTATTAATAGATGATTTTGAATCAGAAAGAATACCTAAAGAAAAAATTCAATATTGTTTAAATATAGTAGATGACAAGTATACTAAGTTTAAAGAAGCATTAAATTTAGCAAAAGAATATAATACTTTTGTAGATTTAGATTTTTAAAAAAGCACTTACTAAATTAAATGGTAGGTGCTTTTATTATGTTTAAAATAGTGCATTATATATGTAGCACAAGGTAAATCTTTTTCAGTACTTGATGATAAATAAGTCTTAGGAAACTAAGGCTTTTTATTATGCCCTAAGTATGGCGTAAAAGTGCTTTAATCCAGAGGGCAACTCGTAAAACTGCGTAGGAGGGTAAAATGAAAAGAAAATTTTTAGAAGATTTAGGACTAACAAAAGAACAGGTTGATAGTATCATGGCTGAAAATGGTAAAGACATTAATGAAGCAAAAGGAGATGTAGAATCCATAAAAGCAGAACTTAAAACTGCTAAAGATACTATTCAAGAAAGAGATACTCAATTAGAAGGATTAAAGAAATCAGCTGGAGATAATGAAGAGCTTAAGAAACAAATAGAAACTCTTCAGAATGAAAATAAGACTACTAAAGAGAAGTATGAAGCTGATTTGAAAGAGTTACAAATAACTAATGCTATTAAGTTAGCTATAGCTGATAAGGCACAGGATGTTGACTTAGTTGCAGGTTTATTTGATAAATCTAAATTAATCCTTGGTGATGATGGTAAGGTTACTGGATTAGAAGAGCAGTTAAAAGGAATACAAGAAAGTAAAGCTTTCTTATTTAAAACTGATGAAAATAATAATAACCAGAATAATCAAAATACCACAGGATTTAAATTTGGAGGGGTACAAAATACTACTCAAAATAATGGGGAAAGAATGTCTATGAAGGATGCAATAGCAGCAAAACTTCAAGGTATTAATAACTCACAATAATTATTAAAAATATAAAACGAAAGGAATGATTAAATTATGGCTGTTACATTAGCAGAAGCACAAAAGAATGTGCAAGACGATTTACAAGCGGGGGTTATTGATGAGTTCAGAAAAAGTAACTGGATTCTAGATCATCTAACATTTGATGATGTTGTATCACCTACAGGTGGTGGGGCAACAATGACTTATGCATATACAAGATTAAAAACTCAACCAACAGCTGGGTTCAGAAATGTTAATGAGGAATATATTCCACAAGAAGTTACTAAAGAAAGACATACTGTTGACTTAAAAATCTTTGGAGGAAGCTATCAAGTTGATAGAGTTATTGCTAATATGGGAGGTATTGTATCAGAGGTTGAATTACAACAGTCTCAAAAAATTAAAGCAGCACAAGCTTTATTCAATGATACTTTCATTAATGGAGATAGTGCAAAAAATGAAAAAGCGTTTGATGGACTAGACAAGGCTTTAACTGGATCATCTACAGAATATAATGCAGGTGGCTCAAACATAATTGATTTATCTACAAGTGCAAAAGTTACTGAAAATTATATGTATTTTCTAGATATGATTGATGAGTTTTTAGCTGGATTAGATGGACCTGCTTCATTCTTAGGTATGAACTCAAAAATGGCTGCTAAATTAAGAGCTTGTGCAAGAAGAGCTTCTATGTATCAAGTTACAAAGACTGATTGGGGAACACAAGTTGAATCATACGGAAATATTCCGTTTGTTGACTTAGGAGCTAAAGCTGGTACTAATGATGATGTAATTGGTACTGATAACAGTAAAGGAACAACATCTATTTACGCTGCTAGATTAGGCTTAGATGGACTACACGGTGTATCAATGGCAGGAGTTGCACCAATACAAACTTGGTTACCAGATTTCTCTACTTCTGGTGCGGTTAAGACTGGTGAAGTAGAAATGTTAGCAGCTATTGCACTTAAGACATCAAAAGCTGCAGCTGTATTCAGAGATATTAAAGTTAAGTAGGTGATTTAGAATGGAGTATAAAGATTATACTGATTCTAATACTGGTGAAAAGTACATTAATGGGTATTATGTAGGGGTAAGGAATGGAACACCTATGCAAGATAATCTTGATAGCGATCGTACAGGATATGAAGTACAATCTTTATCAGTAAGGCATGGTTCAATAATGCCTGATAAGTTAGAAAGTATTAATAAGCTTTTGTTGTTGAAGATTGAAATTACAACTCCAGCAACAAAATTAACTTATAACATAGGCGAGGAATTGGATTTGGCGGGATTGGTTGTTACAGGAACTTATAGCGGAGGATCAAAGAAAGTTTTGGAGGTAACAAAAAGTAATATTACTGGATTTAATAGTAGTGTTGCAACAGAAAAACAAACTTTGACTATAACTGTTGAGGGAAGGACAACAACTTTTGATATTAGAATAACAGAATAGGAGGCATTTTATGGCCAAGATTTTAGCACCTAATAAAAGCTACACTGGAATATCTGCTAGTGTAGCTTTTTGTAATGGGGAAGGATATACTAAGAATCCATATCTAATAGAATGGTTTAAGAATCATGGATATGAAGTAGTCGAAGAAGAAAGTAATGGATTAGATAAGAAAGAAGAAACTTCAACAGATGATGCTTCATATCTAAAAGAAATGACTTTAGATGAGTTAAAGCTTTATGCTGAAGAAAAAGGCATAGATATAGGTAATGCAACTAGTAGAGATGGCATACTTAAGAAAATTAAGAATGCAGAGAGTGCTGAATAGTGCTCTCTTTTCTTATTAAGGATGTGATTAAATGTCTTATGTAGACAAGACATATTATAAAGAATCCTTTGGAGGGGTAATCCTTCCAGAGGAGCACATAGTAAATAAACTTGAAAGAGCAAGTGATCAAATTGATACACTCACTTATAACAGGATAGTAGGAATTGGTTTTGATAACCTTACAGAGTTCCAAAAGGATAAGGTGAAAAAGGCTGTATGTATCCATGCTGAATTTATAGAGCAGTATGGAGAATACATTAATATGCCTTTAAGTGGCTTTAGTGCTGGTAGTACATCTGTTAGCTTTAACGCGGAGAAGGTTAATGGCATAACCACTACACAAGAGGTATTAAACTACCTTAAGCAAACTGGATTAACTTGTAGGAGGTTATAGTTATGGGATTAAAATTACCATTTCCTAAATTCTTGGCCAACACATTTATAGAAGTGTGGATTGAAGGAACTAATGCAGATGGAGATTATGAAGAAAAGAAACTCTTTGAAGGTAAATGCATCTATACAGATAAATCAAGGCAAGTGCTTAATGCTGAAAGGCAATTAATTACGCTTAGTGGTAAAGCTGTTATAGAAGGTTCTATTTATGATGGACCATTTGAAGGTTATGTAATAGTAAATAAAATAAAGAAAAAGATTTACTCTATAGAAAGACCTTTAAATCCAGATGGAACAGTATTTAGTACGGAGCTTAACTTACAGTAATGGGAATTAGAGTATCTGTAAAGATAGATAATACTAAGATAAACAAGCTAATTGAAGCACATAAAAAAGCATTAGAAATGACAGCAGATGCAGTATTAAGTGATATAAGAACTAGCCAAGTTGTTCCTAAGGATACAGGAACATTAGAGGGTGATGGTTCTTTTGTAGATAAGTCCGAATTAATGAACTCTATAGCAAGAATTGTCTTTGATACTCCATATGCACGTAGACTTTACTGGCATCCAGAGTATAACTTTAGACATGATAAGAACCCTAATGCTAAAGGTAAGTGGATGGATGATTACTTGTATGGAGAAAAGAAAGAGCTTATTAAAGATACTTATTCTAAATTCTTTAAGATGCTAAGTAAGGGGATGATACATTAATGTTATTAAGTGAGATAAGAGAATATTTAAAAACTAAGGTAGAAAGTCCACAATGGTACTTAAATAAGGTTGGCGATAAGGAGCAGAGTATAACAATTTATAATACTACTGGTCCTGCTCCTATTATAGCTATAGGTGGTTTAGAAAATACAAGCTATACTACTAAGACTATTTCTATACTAGTACATTGGGGAAAAAACTCTGATGAAGCAGAGAGAAAAGCACAAGAAGTATATAATGCTTTATTTGGTCAGAGTGGTTCAATCGGAGGTAAGAGTGTCAAATTATTTAAGATGAGAACCGATAGTCCTGTTTATATAGGAACTGATACAGAAGGCATTATTGAATATGTAATAGAAACAATAATTAATTATGAAAGGTAGGTAATAGAATATGGCTTTTAGTGGAGTATTTCCAGTTTATAATCTTAAATTCAAGATTGGAATTAAAGGAAAAGCAAGTACAGAAGAAGATATGGCTGTTATTGCAGATATGGAAACATTCTCTATTTCTATTGATGGTACAGTAGAAGAATGGACACCTATGGATACAGCAGGATGGGCTCGTGCTCTTATGACTGGTAAAAAGTTCAGTGTAGGTCTTAATGGGAAAAGATGTGTAGGAGATAAAGGAAATGACTATGTTGCAGAAACAGCATGGAAAGATGGTTTAGATTGTTCTACTAAAGGAGAGATAGAGTTCCCAGATGGAGCTAAACTAACATATAACTGTGTTATTAATGTAAAAAATGTAGGTGGTGGAGATAGTACAAACGTTGCACCACTTGAATTTGATATGCAAGGTGATGGTAAACCAACATATACACCAGCACCAAGTTTACCAGCTTAAAAATTAAGTGCTGCTAGTTGTTCTAGTAGCACTATTTTATTGAAAGAAAGGAATGATTTTTAATGGCAAGAGTTTATGACATAATGGAGAAAATAAAGAATGGTAATGAAAGACCAACTATAAAGATAGATGAAGATCATGTTTTTAATGTTAATACAAGTAAAAATACAGCTTTAGCGATTAAAGCTAAGGGAGAAGATAAGAAAGCAGATGAATTTGAACAAATTGACTTTTTAATAGAAGCTGGATTAGGAAAAGAAGCTAAAAAGTATATAGATAGTTTAGATTTATCTATAGAAGCTTTAGGAACTATAGTTAATGCTATTATGGCTGCTATTGGTGGCACATCTTTAGAAGAAGTAGAAGAAGCTGCTAAGAAAGAGGCTAGGAAGCCCAGAAAATAAGTGGTATGACATATTTGAAGATTGGGACTTAATAGAAGCAAGTTTTGCTATGCAATATGGTATTAGATTAAGAAATGAACCAGATATGAGCTGGGGAGAATTTCAAACATTATTAATAGGTATAATGCCGAAGACTCCACTAGGGCAAATAGTTTCTATTCGTTCAGAGGAAGATAAGGAAATGCTTAAAAACTTTACTAAAGAGCAACATAGAATTAGAAATGAGTGGAGAAATAGAGTAAATCCAATTAGGGATATGTCAGATGCAGATAAGGAAGAAGAGATAAAAAAGGTACAAGAAATATTTGCAAAAGCTTTTGGATAATATATACTTTAATTAACACAATTGTTAATTGGAGGGATAAGAGTGGGATCTATTTTAATAAAAGGAACTGGAAAGAAAGTTACCATAGATGGTAATGTTATAACTATAAAGAAAGCTATAGGAAAAGATATACAGTTTTCTGTAGAGAGTATTGATAGTATAAACTATGAAGAAGGACAATTAAAGAGAGTTGGTAAACTCTTTATAGAATATACTGATGATAGAGAATTAAAAAAAGAAAATATATCTTTTGATTCATCTTATAACGATATTGTTGAAGAAGTTGTAAAAGGAATATCAAGTTATTTAGACAATCCTGAATCTACTTTAAAGATAAACGAAAAGGATAAGGTTGGATATTTTGAACAAATGAAAAGAGAGGCTCAAAAAGATTTAGATAATAAAAATCAGATTAAAGAAGAAAAAAAGGCAAGATTAGCAGAATTAGATAGAAAAGGAATACCATATTGCCCTAAATGTCATAGTACTAGTATACATGCAGAAAAAAGAGGATGGAATGTTACAACAGGACTTATTGGTTCTAGCAAAATAGTTGTTACATGCTTAAATTGTGGCCATAAGTTTAAACCAGGAAAAAGTAAATAAGATTATTTTTATTAAACACTTAGTTTTATACTAGGTGTTTTTATTATGTATTAAAAGGAGGGATAGTATGAGTGAGAGTGTAGGAAAGATTAGTCTTGATTTAGAGATACAAAGTGATATTAGCAAACAAGTAAATACAGTAGCCAATCTAATAGGTAAAAATCTAAAGAGTAGTCTTAATACTGGAATAAAGGGAGCTCTTGGAAATGTAGATAAGATTGCGAAAAAGAGTGTAGATAATATTAGCAATTCTATTAATAATAGTTTGAAGAGTTCAATGGGTAAAACTAAAAATACTATGCAAGCTGTATTTAATAGCTTTAAGAATTTTAAATTACCCACTTTTAACTTTCCTAAACCACCAAGTGTATCTATACCTAAAACAGCAGACATCAGCTCTACAATGAGTAGTAGAGGACCACCAGTAGACATGAGTATGTTAACAGCACAAATAGAAAATGTATCTAGGTCTTTAGATAATACAAATGCAAGAATAGAGCAACAAAAGGTAAAATTAGCTCAATTAAGAGAAAGCTATAACCTTTGTGTTAATCCTACAAGGAAGAATAAGTTTCAAGAACAAATTTTAAAAACGGAAGCTAATATAAATAAGCTTATAGCCACTTCTGATAAATTAGGATTTAAGTTGAATGATTTAGATGCTAAATTTGCAAAGGCTAGCAATAGTGCTAAAAGTACAAGCAATAGTATAAATGCTATAGATAGTGCTGCAAAGAAAGCAACAGACTCTTTTAAGTTATTTGGAAATAGTACAAGTAAAACTAACAGAGCTTTAGGTCAACATAGAAGTAATATAGGAATAATAGTTAGATCTATGTTTACTTGGGGGATAGTTTTTCCTTTAGTTCTAAGAGGATTAACAGCATTAGCAACAGCGATAGGACAAGGCTTAATGACTAATCAACAATTTGCTAATAGTTTTAATCAAATTAAGACTAATATGATGGTTGCGTTTACTCCTATTTTACAAGCTATACTCCCTGCTCTTAATACATTAATGGCAGCACTAGCAAAAGCAACTACATATATAGCTAGTTTTATAAGTGCTATATTTGGTAAAACATATCAACAGAGTTACCAGGCAACACAACAACTTATAGATGCAAAAGTAGCTATGGGTGCTTATGGAGATAGTGCAAAGAAAGCAGCTAAAGATGTTAAAGGACTTGCTGCGATTGATGAGATTAATACTCTAGGTGCAACTAATGCAAATATAGCAGGTGGAGGAGCAAATAATAAAATACCACAATTAGTAGCACCACCAGTAGATACAAGCGCTGTTGATAGTGCTATGAAGGGTTTAGTCGATAGAATTAAGTCATATTTTAGTGATATTAGTTTTACCCCGTTAATAAATTCATTCAAAAATTTAAAGAGTTCTATAACTCCTATAGTAAATAACTTGGGAAAATCACTAAAATGGTTTATGGATAAAATTCTTAAACCACTTACAAAATGGACTATTGAAGATGCATTACCAGCATTTTTTAATTTATTATCATCTGCACTAAAAGTACTAAATCCTATACTAGAAGTTTTTATGGATTTAGGAGCTTGGCTATGGGATAAATTCTTACAACCTATTGCATCCTGGACTGGTGGAGCAATAGTAAGTATTTTAAATGGATTAGCTAGTATTCTTGATAGAATAGGAAATTGGATTAGTGAACATAAACCTTTTGTAGAAGATTTTATACTAGTATTAGGAAGTTTCGCTTTAGCGTGGGGAGCAGTTAGTTTAGCTACCAATATAGGGACACTTGCCATGGGAGCATGGAGTGTTGTAAGTGGTATTGCATCAGTAGCAACAACAGCTTTAGGAACAGCTTTTGATTTTCTAAAAACTAAAACAGGGATGATTACTTTAGCAATAGGTACAGTAATAGCTATAGGTGTTATATTATATAAGCATTGGGATGAAATTAAAGCAAAAGCTATTGAGGTATGGGATTCTATAAAGGAAAAGTTTAACCAGTTTAAAGAATGGTTAGGTAATGTATTTGTTACAGATTGGTCTCAAAAGTTTGGATTCCTAGGAGATATAATTAATGCTTATTTAGCTAATATAAGGAATGTATTTGACTCTGTTAAAAGAATTTTTGGTGGAATTATAGATTTTATAGCTGGAGTGTTTACTGGTAATTGGAAGAGAGCTTGGCAAGGAGTTCAAGATATTTTCGGTGGTATAATGAATGGCTTACAAGCCCTTGTAAAAGCACCTTTAAATGGAGTTATAGGATTGATTAATGCTGCAATAAGTGGACTTAATAAAATACAGTTACCATCTATAGATATACCTTTCTTTGGAGAAGTTGGAGGATGGGGATTTAATATAGGTAAAATACCTTATCTAGCTAAAGGAGGTATTATAGATAATCCTACTCTTGCAATGGTCGGAGAAGCTGGTAAGGAAGCAGTAATGCCTTTAGAGAATAATACAGGATGGATTAGTTTATTAGCAGATAAATTAGCTTCTAGAATGCCACAAGGAGGAAATTCTTCATATCCAAGTGGTCCTTTATCAATAACATTAGAGATTAGTGGAACGGAACTTGGAAGAGTAGTTATAGACAATATGAATAAGCTATTTAGACAAGAAGGAAAAATTTTATTAGATTTATAGGAGGTAGTTATAGATGATAAAGATTAATGGAGTGGCTATAGCTACTCCTAAGATTTATGAAGCTACAGTTAGTGATTTAGATGGTGAATCTAATAGAAATGCTGCTGGACAGCTTATTAGAGATAGAATAGCAGTAAAAAGAAAATTAAATCTTGAGTGGGGACCATTATCCCAAAGTGAAATAGCTCCGATACTAAATGCTGTATCTGGAGTTTTTTTTACGGTTACTTTTCCAGATCCACAATTAGGAGTTATAACCAAAACTATGTATGTAGGAGATAGAACTGCTCCAGCATATCAGTATATTAATGAAGAGGTTAAGTGGAGTGGATTAAAACTTAATTTAATAGAAAAGTAGGAGGTGGTTAGATGTATAGTGTTAGTCCTATTTATTTAAATAAAATTAAAGAACCAACAAGAACAGTAGCTATTAAAGTCATTATAGGAGATAGAATACTAGATAATACAGAGGTCCAAAGCCTTAATGTAGAATATACCTTTGGTAATAACGGAATACCAGCTATAGGAGGAGTGACATCTTCAAAGCTTAGCTTAGAGTTATTAAGAATAGGGAATACACCTTCTTACTTTACTACTCAAACTATTAAACCATCTGTAGCGATAGATGATGGAATAGGTAATTTAATGTGGGTACCATTAGGAACATTTTATCCTAATCCGGATTCTATAAAAAGGACAGATAATAAGGTTAGTATAGAATGCTTTGATATTATAGAGAGCTATAGCAATGTTAAGTATGAATCTGGGCTAAAATATCCTACATCAGTTACTAATGTAGTTAATGAATTAAAGAATAAATACAAGGTGATATTTAAAGATGTAGTATTGCCAAACGTAAATGTTAAAGTGTTGCCTACTGGTTCTATAAGGGATGTGCTTATGATTATTGCAGAGCTATTGACTGCTAATTGCTTAGTAAATAGAGATAATGAAATAGAATTTAGAAGTTTTAATACAGTAGAGTTTGATTTAGATACAAACAATTATATAGATTTTACTTTAAAGAGTGATAGTAATATTAAAATATCTAAGCTTATATGCAAAAAAGGTGAAGATATATTTCAATATGGGGATGATACAGGAGCGATATTAGAGTTTGAGAACGAAAATATTGTTTCTAATGCAGAACTAAAAGTAATTTATGATAGAATGTTTCCTTTTACTTATCCATCGTATGATTTAAAGGTACAGGGAATGCCACATTTGGAATGTGGAGATATCATAAAGCTAACAGATAAGAAAAGTGTTTTAAGATCAATTCCAATTGGAGTTCACAAACTTAGTTTTAATGGAGGACTAATTTCTAATATTAGTGCAAATGTACCGAGTGCAAATAATAGTGTAGGATCTACAGGAAATAAATCAATAAGTCAAACTGCAAATACTGCTTTAATTAATTCAATAAAGGCTAATGAAATACTAGCAGGTAATATTACTGCTGATAATTTAGCTGCTAACTGTATTACAGCAGATAAGATAGATGCAAAGGCAATTACAGCAGATAAAATAAAAGCAGTTGTTATTGAAGCAATAAATGCATCCATTGAAGAAGCAACAATAGATAGTGCAAAAATAGATGTAGCTGAAATAGCAAGTATTGTTGCAAAGGACTTAGTTGTAGGAAATGCACAGATTACTGATTTAGAAGCAGAGAAAATTAAGACAGGTAATTTAATAGCTGATGTTATGAAAGCCAATGCTATTACCGCTATAAATTTAAATGCATCAAATGCAACAATAGATAGTGCAAAGATTGGAAACTTATCAGCAGATAAAATGTCTACTAATGTAATTGATGCTATAAATGCATATATAGGTGATGCAACTATTGATTCTGCTAAAATAGGCAATTTAGATTCAAATAAAATTACTACTGGTGATTTATCTGCGGATAGAATAAAAGCAGGGGTAATAAGTGCAATTAATTTGTCTACAGATACTGCAACAATAAATAGTGCTAAGATTGGTAATTTAAGTGCTGATAAAATAACTACTGGTGATATTGATACAGATAGAATGAAAGTTAATGCAATAAATGCAGTAAATGCTACCATTGGTTCAGCAGTTATAAGTGCTGCTAAAATAGCTGATTTAGATGCAAGTAAAATAACTACTGGCACTTTATCTGCTGATAGAATAAAAGCAGGGAGTATAGATGCAACTAAAATAAATTCAGAAACTATTTCTGCAATAGAAGTAAGTGCTGGGGAGTTAGTAGCTAATAAAATAGCATCTGGTGAAATAAAAGTAGGTAATGCAAATATAGTAGATGGTACTATATCTGGAGCAAAAATAGCAAAAGCATCTATTTCCGAAGCTCAAATAGCAAAGGCAACTATTACAGATGCATCTATTAAAAGTTTAAATGCCAATAAAATAACTGCTGGTAAAATTGATGCAACAAAGGTTAATATAAGTTCAACAAGTGGTAAGTTATCAATAGCAGATAATACAATTACCATAAAAGATAACCAAGCTACTCCAAAAACAAGAGTACAAATAGGATTGGATGCAAGAGGTAACTATGGAATATATGTTTTAAATGCATCTGGTCAAGCTATATTTGATTCTGAAAGAGGGATATTAGCTCCAGAAGGATTAAATAGCAATGTAGTAACTACAGACAAGATTAAAGATGAAGCTATAGGAAGTTCTAAATTAAATGTAGATGAATTATTTGTAGGGGATAACGCATTTATTAAGAGCTTAAAGGCAGTTGAAATTGATGCAGCAAATATAACTACTGGTAAGATTAGCTCTGAAAGGTTAGATATAAATGGATTAGTTTCTTTTGATGCATTAGATAAAACACTTCAACCTATATTTGATGTTCAAGGAGATAAAACTTATATAAATGGTGGCATGATAGCCGCTAATACTATAAAGGCAGATAAGATAGATTTATTATCTGGATTAACTGTAAATGGGGCAGATGGTAAACCAGTATTTGCTATAGGTAAGGTAGATGGAGAAGATGGTATAGGTACTGTAGAGATTAATGGGTGGTTACATTCTTCTAATTATGTAAAAGGTAAATCTGGTTATTCTATCAATACAGATGGAACTGCGGAAATTAATCAAGCAACAATTAGAGGTACTTTAGATGTATTGGATGCAGGAGTAACTAATACTGGTACTGCTGCAACAGATGTTAGAATATGGGCTGGTGGAAGTTATGAAAATAGGGCATCTGCTAAATTCAGAGTTAATAAGAATGGTGATTTATACGCAACTAATGCAACTTTAGCAGGTATTCTATATGGAGAGATTGAGAGTAATAACCTACACGTAAAAGATAGTATCTTAACTATTAAGGATAAAGTAAAGCTCTCTGAAACAAGTTGTAGTTTTAATACAGATGTTACTATTAATAATAAAGTTAAATATTCTACTGGTAACAATTCTCTAGAATTAAAAGATACTAATTTTATGGTTAATTCAGCTCAAGCTTCTGTATCAATAGATAAGAGTTCTGGAGCATATGGTGGCTTAAATGTTATTGGATGTTCACAAGGTCATCATGTTTTTAGAGGTTCTACCGCTTCTGATAAGTTGGGAACTTTAGTTATAGATGCAGAAGGAAACCAAGGACAAAGAGGAGATTTTAGTTTTACTAGAAAAAACTATGCTGAAAAGTGCAAAGTTGATATAGATGGAGATTTAACTATATGTGAGAAGATTAATTCAACAGTTCAACAAATTGAAATGAGAAGTGTTAAAAATTCTAGCTGGGATGGCTGGGGATTTTATGCTAATTAAGGGAAGGTTATAAGCCTTCCTTTTTATTTTGGATTTAGAAAGGAGATAAATATATGGCCTTAATAGCAAGTGGAATACATGGAAGCGGTCCTGGAATGTCTTATGAATTTTATGCAGAACAAACTGCAGGGAGTGGTAATAATAGAACAATAAAAATAACATTAAAATTAAAAGCAGGTCAATATAGTACATCATATTACGCTTATCCTGTTCAATGGAGAGCTAATGTAAATGGTTCTTGGAGTGGGTGGATGTCTGTAAAAGGCGGTGAAGCTTGGAGAGGTTCTGATGGTTTTAGAACATTTACGTATACTGCTACAACTAATGTTGGTACTACTAGTTCTAAATCAATAACAGTAGGAATTGAAACTGATAGTATAGGATATACTCATTGGGATTTTTCAAAAACTGGGTCATTAACAGTATCACAAACAAATGTTGCTCCTTCATTATCTGGAACTGTATCTATAGATGGTTCAACTTCAAATAGAACTATATCAGAAAATACTACTCAACTAGTTATAAAAACTCCAGCTGCATCTGATACAAATTTATCTGGATATAGATTTAGAGTGTCTGTAAATGGTGGAGGGTATACTGAAATTTATAGAGGATCTTCAACTAGTTATACTCATAATATTAGTGGTTATGGAGAAGGTACTACTTTTAAATATGTAGTAGATGCTTATGATAGTGTAGGAGCTTGGAGTGCTAATATTTATTCTCCAACAATAACTAAGAATAAATTCATACAAGATAATATTTCTTCAACATCTTCAATTGCTTTTGGTACAACTACCATTGCATTTACTTATTCTGGAGCCTCTAATACTCAAAGTGGTGTTACTATTACAAAAACATTAAGTTGTGATAATGGGATAACTGTATATAATCCTAATATAACTGCTGCATCACCTATTAATTTAACTATTTATAAAAGTGGTACTGTACCTTCAACACCATATGTAAAATTTGATGATATTAAAAAAGTATTTGCTACAACTACTAATAAAGGCAAAGGAGTTTTGAATTTTACATTAACAAGTAGAAACTCTAATGGTACTACTAAAACTTCATCAGAAGCTATCAATGTTAATTTACAAGTAAATCCTAATAATACTTCTGCTTCTATATCATTAGTACAAACTGAATCTACAAACTATTTAAGTATCGCATCAAGTACAAATAAATACTTTATTCCAGATGGAATTAAAGTTACTAGAGTTAAATGGAGTTCAGTTACTGGTAAATTAGGAGAAGCAGTAACTTATCAAGTATATGTAGCTTATGGCTCTGGAGGATGGACTAAAATTGCAGATTTACCTACTGGAACAACTTATTATAATCATGCAGTACCAGTTCAGACAGTATCTCAACAATTCAAGTATAAGGTTAGAGTAATATCTACTTATAATTCAGATAACTTTTCAGAAGCAACAACATTTGCACAAACTTTACATTATTACAATGAGCCATCTTTGACACAAGGGACTATTACAAGGGCAGCAACTACTGCTGATGTAATAGTTACTATAAAATCAAATTCATCTATTCCTAATATTAATACTAAAGGAACATGGTCAGTTTATAAATCTGGTACAACCACTCCAGTAATATCTAGTGGGAATCTATCAGTAGCTCAAACTTCACAAACTCTTAAATTAACTGGATTAACTGATTCAAATACTTATGATCTAAAGGTTACTTATAATGATGATACTGGGTATATGGCAACTAATAAAGTAACAACTATTAAAATTAGTGCAAATCTACCTATTATGTTTATAAATAAATATGGGGTAGGAGTTAATGGTGTTGCTGCTGATAGTAGTAATTCATTAAAGATTAAAGGAAATGCTAATATTGCAGGAACTTTAAATGCTACAAATGTACAAGTAGGTGGTAACAATGTTTATCATACTGGAAGAAAACCAACACCAGCGGATATAGGTGCAGCTTCATCAAGCCATTCACATCCTTCAATATCGGTCTCTGATGTTAGAAATACAAATCCTACTCCTAATGATTGTACAGATAGGGCTATAACTACATTTTTTAATAATCAATATGGAGATGGTTGGAGAAGTGGAGTAACTGTAAAAGGATGGAGTGATGGATATTGTGCTTGGCAATTATCTAATCCTTCATCTACTGCAGTTTCTGAACAATTAAAATTTAGAGCTGGTATAGGAACATCTTGGAATCCATGGAGAAAGATATATCATGAAGGAAATAAACCAACTCCAACAGAAATAGGAGCAATCCCTGAATCAAATAGGGAAATTAGATTTTTAGGAAATGTGAAGTCAGGAACAGTTATTTTTGATAAAACTAAATTAAAGAATGGTGTCAAAGTATCTTTTATGACTAGCAACAAAATGGGTACAGATTCTTGGCATTATGCTATAAACGGTAAATGGACAGATGGCTGGACTATGAGTCAAGAAGCTAAATATGTTTTTGACTTTACAAAGATTAAGCCTGATGGTTCTGTATGGCTTTATGAAGTTAGTGTATTTAACACTTATAGAGAAAGTATAGGTTCAAGAAGATGTGATGGTGCTTCTAAACTATATATAGGAGAACTTAACACTCTTATGGTATATCTTGACCATGCTACTAATGTGTGTGATAACTTAACAGCATTAATAGAATATTATTAGAGGTGTGTTATGAGATATGTATTAATCAATAAGTTAACTAATAATTTAGTTGAAAAAATAATTTTTCAAGAAGGAGGCTTCAAGCCTTTACAAGAAATGTTTCCTAATTATTTAGAGTTAATAGTGGATAAAGATGATGTGGTTACTAATCACAATATGAGGTATGATGAAACGTTAAAATCTTTTGTTTCTGTTACTGAAAGTGATAAAGATAATCCAAAAGTATCAAAAGAATTACTAGATATTAAATTAGCTTTAGCTGAAATAGTAGAAGGAGGTTTATTATAATGGCTGCAATATATGCGGATTTAGTAGAAGCTGGAGAAAGAAGTCTTGACGGTAATAATGGTATTAAGAAAGTACCGGATAAATATATAAACAAAGTTAAAGAGATTTTACATGAAAGAGGAGTTTTATAACTTCTCTTTTTGTATATGAAAATAAAGAAGAAAAGAGGTAAAGAAATATGGAAAGAATTTTTAACAGTATTAAAATGGGAGTTGCCTTTATAGGCACAATGTTTACTTGGTTGTTTGGTACATGGGATACCGCATTAATGGTTTTAGTGTTTTTTATAGTATTAGATTACATTACAGGACTTGTTAGAGCCTACATTAATAAAGAGGTATCTAGTAATGTTGGGCTTAAAGGGATAGCTAGAAAAGCGGTTATCTTTGTGGTTCTTATTGTAGCAGTATTATTAGATAGACTATTAAACACTGGTAATTGGGTATTTAGAACATTAGTATGTTACTTCTATATTGCTAATGAAGGTATAAGTTTATTAGAGAATTGTGCAGGTTTAGGATTACCAATCCCAGAAAAATTAAAGGATGCATTAGCACAACTTAAAGAAGGCGAAAAGAAAGAGTTAAAACAAGAGTAGTCAAATAGGCTACTCTTTTAATTTTATAAAAAATAAGGAGTGATTTAAGTGATAATAGGTGTAGACAAAGGACATACAGTACAAAATGGTGGAGTCTGTGGGGCTTGTGGTTTATTAAAAGAGAGCGTAGAGAATAGACCTGTAGGAAATAAGGTTATAGAAAAATTAAGGATTTTAGGACATACAGTAATAGACTGCTCTTGTGATTACTCTAAAGATAGAGATGAACAGTTAGCAACTATAGTTAAAAAAGCTAATGCACAAAAGTTAGATCTATTCTTAAGTTTACATCTTAATGCAGGTGGTGGAACTGGAGCAGAGATATATACTACCAATACTAGTAGAGCTAAGGAAGAAGCTAAGAGATTAATAGAAACTTATTGCAAGAGAACAGGGTTTAGAAATAGAGGGCATAAGTATAAAGAACTATATGTATTAAGGCATACAGTAGCGCCAGCTATGCTTTTGGAAATGGCTTTTGTAGATACAGAAGCAGACTTTAAAAAGTGGAATGACTTAGGAGCAGAGTTAATAGCAAATGCAATAGTAGAAGGAATTACAGGGCAAGTAGTACAAGAAAAACCTGTAGAAAATAAACCTATAATTAAGGAGGAAGGAAAATTGTTGAAGAATTGTAAGAAGAACGTATTAAAATATGGAGCAAAGGGTACATATGTATTTTTAGCTCAATCAAGTATGAAAGCTTTAGGATTATATAATGGACCTATAGATGGTTCATATGGTCCAGCTAAGGGAAACGGAAGTTTTTATCAAGCTGTCGTAAATTTAAATGCTAAATTAGGATTTAAGAACGACAGTAATTTAGGTCCTGCATGTTGGGAGTATATTTTAAATAAATAATTGGTTATACTTATTAATAGTACTATACTTATAAAAGGCAGTAGGTAGGGAGTAATCCTTATCTGCTGACTTTTTATTATTTTGTGAAATGGTTGGCTTTGATATTATGTTGTGTAGAATAAAAATAAATTGAAGTATAAATATTCAATGTAGTATAATTAGATTAAAGGAGGTGAGAGTTTATGAATAAAGTGTTGGATGTAGCACGATATGTAATAAACTATGCGATAGAAAAAAGTCACCCTATAAGTAATCTTCAGTTACAGAAAATTTTATATTACATACAAGCATATTTTTTAGTCGAAAAAGGTGAAGTGTGCTTTAAAGAGAATATAATAAACTGGGTTTATGGTCCAGTGATTGTTGAAGTTTATGATGAATATAGATTTTATGGACCTAATAAAATTGATGATATTCAAAAAACTTATACTGATGTTAGTTTCAATTGCAAAAGCAGTAAAATAGAGATTAAACAAAAAGAGTTTTTAGATAATATAATTAAAAATGAAGATAAAGCATTGATAGATAAAGTGGTAGATAAATATATGGAATGGAGTCCATTTAAACTTGTTGCTAAAACACATGAAGAGAATCCTTGGAAATGTACAAGACAAAATGATATTATTAGTGTGCAATCAATAAAAGATTTTTATGTTAAGAATAAAAATAAAATATTGGAAGAGTAGATGTTATGCAAAAGAATTTATGTAATACAACTATAGAGATAATTTTAACAAAAATGAGTTCGGTAATACAAGATGGGACTTTGGATTCATTACTTGAAGAAATAATAAGATTTTATTTGATAAATAAGAGACATAGATATTCTGAAGTTGCTATTTTTGTTGGTAAGAAAGTTCTAAGTGATGAACAAGTAATTAGTTATATAACATTAAACTTAGATATGATAATAGAATATTTATCGATTAATCGTAAGATTGTAAATGAAATGATAGATAAAATAAAAAGTAATACAAGTTATGAAACACAAGAGTTCTCGTGCGATGATATTGAAATAAAACTGGGAAAACTTAAAGATCATTTGTTACTAGAGTTAGAGCGTATTAGATTTAGTATTAATCGTGAAAAAGTAATATCTACTAATATGGTTAATGAATTAAATAAGTCAGTATCAAGTGCGAAAGATAGGTTAGATGAAAGCACAAAACAGTTAGAAGATAAAATGAATAATAGTGTTGTTTCTTCTCTCGGAATATTCTCAGCAGTTATTTTATCATTTTTTGGAGGGCTTAGTGTTTTAGGAAGTGTATTTTCAAATCTATCAAGTGAAAAAGTTAGTATTTATAGATTATCATTCATGGCTAGCCTTACAGGGTTTATATTATTTAATGTGATTTTTTTATTGTTGTATGTACTTGGTAAAATATTAGATAAGAATATAGGAGGGGTATGTTCTTATGATGAATATTGGAACTACATTGATACTAAGAAATTTCACACAAAGCTATTAAGAAGAATAAAAATAGTTATAAAAAGATTTCCGATTATTATTATTTTTAATTTAATAATGATTTTATTAATGATAGGTATAGTTATTTCATATTTGATGAGAGCATAAATTCTATCTATATAAGATTTAAATAAAAGATAACACTATAAATGTGTTATGTTATTAATATCTAAATAAAAAAGACTAGGTCAACCTTATGGTTAATCTAGTCCTTTTTAATGTAAAAAATATAGTGATGCAAATCGGGAGTTTTCATTAATATTATAGCATGAACAAAGTTTGTTGAATATAAAAATGATAGGATATGGTTATTATCCTAGTCTTAAATTTTTTCGTCAAAAATTCGTCAAAAATTAATTTCATTTTCTTTCAAAAGTATTATTGTTGTAAATAAGAATAATGTTTTAAATATAGATATATTCAAAGTTTGTGTATTACCTTTCAAAAAGTTTCTTAGCGAAAACTATTTGCTAGAGAAAACAAGATAAGTGTTGAATAGATGGCTGTATCAGTGCTTTTGTTTACTCAAGAAATGTATTCGTCAAAAATTCGTCAAAAATAATGGCTAAAAAATTTTGTTGATTAATTGAGTAGCATTATCCATCATTTCATCAGTAACATGAGAATAAGTTTTCATTGTTTGTTCAACATCATGCCCCATAAGTTTAGCAACAGTTTTAAAGTCTACTCCACGAGAGATTAATGTTGTTGCATAAGTGTGCCTAAATTCATGAATGGATAAATCATAGCCAAGCTTTTTAGTATAGTTTCTTAATAGAGCTGTTAATCCAGAAATACATTTATAAACTATAACTCTATTGCTTATATCTATAGGGTTATGGTTTTTCCATTCTATTAAGAGTTTTTTTACAGATGGAGGTAATGGTACAACTCTATATGAGTTGGCTGATTTTAGTTCACCAAAACCAACTGTATTTTCATTTAGATTTTTCCATTGAATATCTATTGTTATAGTATTTTTGTCAAAGTCTATTTTATTCCATTTTAATCCTAGAATTTCTCCTATTCTAAGACCGCACATTCCAGCAAGTGAAAAAATAACTTTATATTTCATGTTTTTAGTTTTATTAATTAGATCATCAAGTTCATTTTTTGTTAGAGCTTTTTTAGTGCTAGGTTCTTTACATACTTTAATTTCAAGTTTGTTAGCTGGTGATAAGGGGATAATATTATATTTATTAACAGCGCTATTAAAAATTGCTGTGATTCTGTTTTTATAAGTTTTTATAGTTCCATACGCTAGTCCATTTCTTATCATGTCATCTATGCACCTTTGTAAATGCAGAGGTGTTATTTTTTCAAGCTCTAGATTATATATAGGCTTTAGATATTGGAAAGCCATTTTATATAGTCTTATAGTATTTTCTTGCATATGTAGTTTTAAATGCTCAAGATAAATATCTTTAAATTCTTCAAAGGTTAAATCTTTTAATTCTTGATTTAGATTTTTATTAACCTTCAAGTCTTGTACAACCTTTTCTGCTATTGGTTTAGCTTCTTTTTTTGTTTTAAAACCTTGTTTTGATTTCTGCTTCCATTTCCCATTTTCATCTTTATAGGAAATTATAAATTGCCATCCTTTATCTTTTTGCCTGTAAGTAATATTATATTCCATTTAATCATCTCCTTTATTCTTCTAACATTTTATCAACTTCTCGAAATAATTCTTCTAGAAAAATTAAGTCATCATATGTAAAAGCCTTACTGTCAAACTTAGTTCCATGATTGGTATGAATTACTCCATATTTTTTGTGTAATTCATAATACATTTTCTCTACTTCAAAATTTTCAAATTTCATAAAATCAACTCCTTTACGAATGTATGTTCTATTTGCTGCTAAAAAAAATTACCTTGAAAAGCACTTAAAAAATTTAAGTGTTCGTAATAATCTTTATTTTTAGAATCTATAAAATCTCTAAAGTTTGCAATAATATATTTATCAGAACCAGTCAAAAATCTAAAAGTAGTAAATCTTTTAAAACTAGAATATCTGTATTTAGCAGCTTGTGTTGATAAGTTGCAAAAAACTTCAATTTCATATGGATTATGAATATTTAATTCCTTTAAAATAGCAGGGTGAGCTAGAAATATACTTGTAAAATAGTTAGCTTCACTTTCCATAAAATCATATAAATCATCATCTGATTCAACCATAGAATTGATTTTATTATGTCTACAAAAAATATGCCCCAATTCGTGGACTATAGTCCATAGTATTCTTCTAGGGTTGGTGATAGTAATATCATTATAATAGATGATATATGCATTTAAACTAGGTTTATAATCACAACATCCATCATCAGAAGTGAAATAAGAAAACACTTGTGTCTTAGTTAAATTAAAGTCGTTCATAAATTGGCTATATGAAATAATTTTTATATTTGAGAAAGAATTTACTACAGTGTTTAAGTCAATAGGATAACTATTTAAACCTAAAGAGATATATAAGTCATTTACTAATTTGTGTATAAATTTATATCTAATCGTTAAAGTATTTTGCAAAAGCTGCTTCTAACACTTTCATCATATTTTCTCGTTCATCTTTAGGCATTTTTCTCCTAGCTCTTTCAATTCTTACAATATCACTATTAAACTCTTCTTCATTTTCATTTATACTTTTTTCATTTTGTAAATAAAAATCACTTACAGACACACCAATAGCTTTAGCAATTGATTCTAATATTTCTGTACCTACATTTGTTCTTTTATTGTTTTCTATAGAACTAAGATAACCACCAGTTATATTAGCAAGTCTAGCAACTTCATTTAATCCAAGTCCCTTTTCTAATCTAAGTTTTCTTATATTATCACCTAACAAATTTATTTCATTTTTACTATTAATAGTACTAGTTAATTCATCATCAAAAAAAGCACTTATTGGAACGTTTAAAGCCGAAGCAAGTTTTTCCAAGGTTTTTGTGCTAGGAGTAACTTTTTTTTCACCAAATATATCTCTTAATGTAGTTTGTGCAACACCAGATTCTTTTGAAAGTCTATACCGACTCCATCCTTTTTTGTTGATTTCAGATAATAACATATCTCTATTAAACATAATATTCACCTCGTATATACTGCGATATAATTTAGTATATTTAATCTTGAAAGATATGTCAAGATATTAAAAGTTATTTTTAGGAAAAGAGAGATATTTTTATATAATGGTTAATTTTAGCGCAGTATTTAAATTGATTATACTGCGATAATATTATATTATAATTTCAACGCAGTACTGCGAAAGAAAATATCGGAGGTGATTTTTATGGCTATAGGAAAGGCGATACTTTTAATAGCAAAAGAAAAAAATATTACAAAGTATAGAATTTCTAAACTTTCAGGAGTAACACAGACAACTTTAGGTGAGATAACAAATGGTAAAAACAAAAATCCTACAGTAGAAACACTTGAAAAGATTGCTAATGGAATAGGAATACCATTATCTGAACTATTAAGAAGGGCAGAAAAGATAAGTAAGGAGGAAACGAAAAATGAATAATTTAATGGTATTTGAAAACAAACAAGTAGAAGTATTTGAATGGAATAGGAGAGTATTATTTAATCCAAAACATGTAGGAGATTGTTTAGGAATTAAAAATGTTAATGACAACATTTCAAAAATGAATGAAAAACAAGTAATTAAGCTAACTAATTCTAAAATCGGTAATCCCGACTTTAGAAAATTACACAACACAGGAGAAAACTTTTTAACAGAAAGTGGAGTATATAAATTAATTTTCAAATCTAAAAAGAAAGAAGCTGAAAAGTTTCAAGATTGGGTAACAGATGAAGTCTTACCACAAATAAGAAAAACAGGTGGATATATACCTATAGAGAATGAGATGTCAGATGAAGAGTTTATGGCTAGGGCTTTAGAAGTTGCACATAGAACTCTAAGGAAAAAGGACGAGCTTTTAAAAGCTAAGGATAAAGAACTTGAAGAGAAGAATAGATTTTTAAATCAAATATCAGCAAGTTCAAATTCAGTTTTGGTTAGAGATGTAGCACATTTAGCAACTAAACATAACTTGAAAATTGGAGAAAAAAGACTTTGGAATAAGCTTAGAGAATGGGGCCTTATTCAAAAAGCTTCAACTAAACCAATGCAAAAATCTTTAGAGCAAGGTTTATTTGAAAAATCAGAATTTGTGATTCAAAGAGGTTATGGAGTAGAAACCAAGTTTACTACAAGAGTTACAGGAAAAGGTCAAATTTACATTATAGAAAGGTTATTGAAAGAGCAAACGTCAAAAATTTATTAGGAGGAATAACTTATGGAAAATGTAAAAACTCTTATAAGAAGAGATGCATTAGCAAAGCGTTGGGGAGTTACTACTAGAACAATTATAAAGTATGAAGAAATAGGACTTTTAACTAGAAATCCTCATTTTGATATACCATTTTACTATTTAACAGAGGTTGAGGAAATAGATAATTATAAACCTAATCCATTATCGCCAAGAGAAAGAAGAAAGCTAGAAAAGGAAAATGAACAATTAAGAAATGAAAGAGATGCACTTAAAGAAATGTTATCTAAAGTAGCAATGATAGGTGTAGAAAGTATGAATGTTTTAACCAGCTTGGAGATATAAAGATTACAGAATAATTATTAACAAAAATGTGGATAAGCTGTTAATAAGTTGTTGGTAAGGTTGTTTATAACAAATAAGGAGGTAATTTAATATGACAGATAAAGATAGAATAGAAGCTCTCGAGAAGAAGGTGCAGGAGTTAGAAGAAAAGATTAAAAGTAAAAATGTATCTGATTGGCATAGTACATCTGTATATTTAGATGAAAAACTATCAGAAATATTTAAGAATCCATTTGAAGCTTCTAGAGTAAAGAGTGCCATTACTACCTTGATAGGTAAAAGTTTTGGGAAACGTACAGTAATGACAATGAGAAGTGAAGAATTAGAACAAGCTAATAGTTTGATTGAGTATATTTTAGATTTTATTAGAGAAACAAAAGCTGGATATAAGGAGGTATAAACATGACAGAAACAGGATATCTAATTTCAAGAGGTTTAACAGTAATCTTTTTAATTATTGTCTTTCTAGTAGGAGTATTTTCTTATCAAGATAGTACAAGAAGAATAGACAAGCTTAGATTTGGATTTTTAACAGTAGGTAGTATGTTAAGTCTACTATTTGCTTTAAATGTTTAGGAGGGATAGCAAATTGAAGAAGCTTAAGAAACTAACTAGAGATCAAAAGAAGTTTTTAGAGAAAGAAAGATTAAATCCTAATGACTTCTTAATAGAAAGAGCAACACCAGAAGAGTATGTATTTTATAACAAGTATACAGAAGCATTATGGACTTATGACAGAACTATGGGGGTATGGCTATGAGTAATATTGATTTAGTTCATGCAGCATATGTACAAAGAAAGGTACAAGAAGCAGAGCGAAGAAGATGGGCAGATGTTATTAAAGAAGAAGTAAAAAAAATAAAAGGTTGCAAACCAGCCGACCAAAGCATAGAGAGCAACCATAAAGACATTATAGACAGTATACCACCAGGAACAGATTTAGACAATGACCAGTTATATGACATAGAGAGTGGACAAACTATCAGGGACCTATAGGAGGGGATTTAATGAAAGCTATAGATGTTCTAATAGCTACAATAAATGTACAACTAGCAGAGTTAAATAAATCTGAATATAAGATTTATGATGCAGATAACCAAAACTACTATATTACTCAAGTTAGATATGACAAGCAGGATGATAGATTATATTTTGATAGCCAGGAGGATAGATAAATGTCAGAAGAAGTTAAGAAACTTAATATATTTCAGAAGCTTCAAAAAGCAAGAGTGGAGCTACAAAAAAGAGACATTAAGAAAACAGGATATAACAAGTACAGTAATTACTATTACTTTGAATTAAGTGATTTTTTACTACCAATTAACGAGATATGTAACCAGGTTGGATTATATTCGGAGTTCCAATATACCAATACAGAAGCTACGTTAACTATTTATGATACAGATAATACAGAACATTTTAGAGTATGGACTACTCCGGTTGAAGTAGCAATATTGAAAGGATGCAGCACTATTCAGAATATCGGTGGTACACAAAGTTTTGCAAGAAGGTATCTTTACATGATGGCTTTTGAAATAGCTGAAAGTGATGCAATAGATAACGGAAGTGTGGATCAAGATGCAGAACTAGGAAAGCAAAAAATTAATAAAGCCAGTGTATTAACTATTAATGGCTTAATAGATGAAACTAAAACGGATAAAAAGAAGTTCTTAGAATGGGCAGGAGTAGAAAAGGTAGAGGACATAACTAATAATGCTCTTGGAACTTGTATCAATATGCTTAATAAGAAAAAGAAAGACTTGAATGAAGCTATTGAAAGAAAAAAGCGTGAAGCAGAACTTGCTAGACAACAAGAAAAACTTCAAAAGGATTTAGAAAATAAACAAGAAGATTTTGAATTTTAAAGGGGATATGAGAAATGAAAGAGATTATTGTAAATACACAATTACCAGTAATAAAGACTAATTTTGAAGAAGTTAAGGAAAGTTTGATTGTAAACCTAGAAAAGTACAAAGGGATTGTAGTAACAGAAGAAAATCAAAAAGATTGCAAAGTGATGCAAAAAGAATTAGCAGGTCTTAGAAATCAAATAGATACAGAGAGAAAAGCTATTAAGAAGCAAGTTGAAGCACCAATAAAGAAATTTGATACAGATGTAAAAGAACTTGTTGGAATAATAACAGAAATTGAAAAGCCAATCAAAGAAGGTATTAAAGTATTTGATGATAGACGTAAAGAAGAAAAGAGAAAATTTGCAGATGTGAAGATATTTGAGATTTGCCAAAAGCTTAATTTAGAAAAGAAATATGCAGATCAACTTACAGTACTAGATAAGTATTTAAATTTAAGTGCTAGTGCAAAAAGTGTAGTAGAAGATATAGAGCAAAGAGCAGAAGTATTAAAGCAACAACAAAACATGGATAAGGTTAGAGCAGAAATGGTTAAAGCAAATATAGAAAGTGCATTAGAAACAGTAAATCTAACTCTAAAAACTCCATTAGAATACAAAGATTTTGAGAAGTATCTTACTTTAGGTTGGGATGGTCCAAGAATAGTAAGAGAAATTAATGAGAGAGCAGCACAAATAAGACAAGCTGAAAAAGCAGCAGAGGAAATGGTAACTAAGAAAATTGAGGAAGAAAAACAAAAAGAAGAAGTACAAATACCTATGGACTTAAAGCCAAAGGCTCCAGAAGTTTCTAAGGAAGTAAATAAAGATGAACCAATGTTCTTTGTAGATGTTTATGTAGAGAGTGATTATGAGCGTATACAAGCCTTAAGTAAGTATCTACAAGCAAATGGATATAAGTATGAAGTTCATAACAAGGGTAAAGTTAAGTAATCCTTTAGGGGGTGACTATGTGTGCAAAGGATTTATAAAGCTTGATAGGTCTATATTTGAACATTGGATATTCCAAGATGCAGAGAAGTTTAGGGCATTTGTGGATCTCATCCAATTAGCAAGATGGAAAGAAGAAAAGTTACTTATAGGTAATGAATTAGTAATCATTCCTAGAGGAAGTTATTACACATCTGAGCTTAAATTAGCTGAAAGATGGGGATGGAGTAGAAAGAAAACTAGAGAGTTTCTTAAGCTACTTGAAACAGAAGAAATGATAACTAAAAAGGGTACAACAAAAGGTACAATGCTAACCATTGAAAACTATAGGTTTTATCAAGATGAAGGGACAACAAAAGATACATCAAAAGAACAACAAAAGAACAGCGAAGGATACATCAAAGGAACATCAAAGGGACACCAAAAGAACAACGAAGGGTACACAAAAGAAGAAAGTAAAGAAAATATAAGAAATTATAAGAATGATAAAGAAGGAAAAGAAAGAGAAGAAGAATCATCCCTTCCACCTCTTTCCTATCCTACCCCTATTCATAAATTAGCTTTTGATAACTTTGGAGAGGTTAGTTATAGAACTTGGATTGATGGAGCAGATATTAAAGAAGATGGTGAGTTAATCATTATTACAGTAGAAGAGTTTAAGAAAAAGATTGTACAGGATAGATATGGACCACAAATAGCTTTATTAACTGGAAAGAAAGTAAGTGTAAATGAATTATAAAGATCAATACAAACAAGATATAGTTCTATACAACAGTATAGTAAATAGATATAGAAATCTTAAAGAGAATGATATATCAGGAGCCTATCAGCTAATGAAAGATGCACATATAGTATCAGAGCGTTGGAGCGTTATAAGAGAGGATTATAGAAAACTGTTAAAGCGTGGTGAGAAGGCAGAGGAGAAAGATAGGCTTGAAGATATGTGCAAGTTTTTAAAAGAAGTTCATACAGATGCAAGAATGGTTTGGAAGCAAGGTAAAGAAGATTTAAGAAATAATAGAGAAGATATTTAGGGAAATGATAGATTTCAGCAATAGCTGTACCTATATATTATCAATTGATATTCAATTAAGAAAGGAGAAAAACAATGGAAAACATGATTAACTTAGAAAGCTTTGCAGATGGAGCTTTAGCAGAAAAGGTAAATATGGCATTAAAGGAGGTATTAGCAAACATAACAGATCCTAACACAGAGTACAAGACTAAAAGAAAATTGACAATTGATATGACTTTTACAGCAGGGGAAGATAGGGAACTTACAGAGGTAGATATTATTGCTAAAACTAAGTTGGCACCAGCTAAGCCATTAAACACAAGAATAATAATTGGAACAGATGGCAAGGGTGGAGTATTAGCAAGTGAATTTAAAAAGCAAATACCAGGGCAAAGTGCAATGAGAGTTGATGAATCAACTGGAGAAATTATAACAACAGCAGAAGAAAAAGAAATAGATTTAGACGGAATTAGATTAGTTAAATAATTTATAAAAACAATGCCATGGCAAGGGGCATAAACCTTGCACATTAAATAAAAAGGTGGAATAAAAAATGATTAATCAAGAAGCATTAAAGTATTTAGTAAATTTGGGAGAGGAAAAGGATCCAATAGTAATGTTGGACCAAGGAACATTTACAAAGGCAAGCTTAAGCAGAGTAAAAGAAGCAAAGGCATCAGTATTAACAGTATCAACTTTAACTGGATTAGTAGACTATATTAAGTCAGATTTAGATAAGCTACCAGAAAAACTATTAATACAAGTTATATCTCCAAGAGAGGTAGCTCTATATAGTCCTTTAAATGCAGATAGAGAAAGAGAACAATATATATCTGCAGAAGCGATTTTACCAGATAACGTTGTATATGACAGATTTATAGGAACAGAACAGTTTAATATTATGTTGCAAAGTGCATTTGTAGATGTAGGAACTAAATCAGCATTACTTAAGTATACAGGACTTATACAAGATGAAGCTGTAAAGACTATTGGTGATGATGGAGTAAGCCAACAAGTAACAGTTAAAACTGGTGTAGCAAGTGTAGGACAAGCTATTGTGCCTAATCCAGTTGAATTAGCACCTTATAGAACATTCCCAGAAGTAGAACAACCAATAAGTAAGTTTATATTCAGAATGCAAGAAGGTCCAAGAGCAGCACTTTACGAAGCTGATGGAGGAGCATGGCGAAATAAAGCAATTTTAAGTATAAAGGAATACTTACAAGAAGAGTTAAAAGAGTTAGAAAACATTGAGATAATAGCTTAATTAAGAGAGGGGATAACTTCCCCTCTTAATATAAGAAGGTGAATTATGAGTAAATATTTAAGTCATAAAACTGTAGTAGATGGAATTACATTTGATTCTAAAGATGAGGCTAAATATTATGAGGCGTTAAAGATAAGAAAGTACAGAGGAGAAATACAAAACTTTGAGTTACAACCAAAGTTTACATTAATACAAGGGTTTAAAAAGAACGGAAAAACTTATAGAGCAATTACATATACTCCAGACTTTGTTATATACCACAATGATAATAGTGAGGAGTATATAGATGTAAAGGGAATGACAACACAACAAGGTGAGTTAAGAATAAAATTATTTAATCATTTTTATAGAGATTTGAAGCTAAGTATAGTTTCTAGAAATCTTAAATATGGTGATGAATATGGATTTATAGATTATTACGAGTTACAGAAAATAAGGAGAAGGAATAGGAGGGCATCTAATGAATAAAGTTATACTTATTGGAAGACTAACCAAGGAGCCAGAGTTGAGATATGCAGCAGGAAGTGGAACAGCAGTTACTAGATTTACAATAGCGGTAAATAGACAATTCAAGAAAGATGAAGCCGATTTTATTAATTGTGTAGCTTGGAAGAAGACAGCAGAAACAATAGCACAGTATTTTACCAAAGGTAGACTAATAGCGATAGTAGGACATATGCAAACAGGAAGCTATGATGCACAAGATGGAACAAAGAGATATACAACAGATGTTGCAGTAGAGAGCTTTGAGTTCATAGGAAGTAATGGACAAGCTAGTAACCAAGGAAATACGCAAGAGAGCACTCCTTTTGATGGTGGTTGGGACATGGAAGCTGATATTACTCCAGTAGATGATATGGGAGATATGCCTTTCTAGTATGGAGCAGATAGGATTTAACTTTATTAGATTAAAGGAAGACTGTACAGAACTTAATAGTAAATTAACTAAAGGTTCTGTATGGAGCTTCATATTTGAACAGGAGAATAATTACATTATACAACTGGATGGAGTGTATTATGGTCCATTAAAAAATAGTTGTGAAAGGATATGAGGAAATGAACGTAAATGATGCTGCTATTAAAGCAAAGATAAGAGAGTATAGGAAAGATAAAGTATTGAAAGCTACAGCACTAAGAAAGCTAAAAAAAGAATTTGGAGTTAGCGACAAGGTGCTAGATGAATTTTGGATAGAAGTTAAGCAGGAGAAGAAAGCAACTAGCAATACAGCTAAGAAAGAAGATAAGATTATTAAAACTACAAAAGAAAAGCTAATAGCAAGTGAGGAAGTAACTGTAGGGAAGATTAAACAAAGCCTAGGAGAAGCAAAAGGACAAGCAGAGGATACATGCATCAACAAAGATTTAAAGGTACTTAAAATGACTGTAAAAGGTAAGTATGGAACTTATGAAAAAGAAGGGACTAAAGTTAAAGTTGGAGAGTTAGAATTTAAAAATGAACAGGACATTGAGAATTATAAACAAAGAGAAATGGCTAGATTCTTAGCAGAACTTGGTGAGATTCTTGATGTAATGCTAATGGAAGTATAAAGGTTAATGGTACAAGCTTAACCAAGTTAAAGTTAAGAGAAAAATATTAACCTTAGAAGAAAGGAGTAACAAAATGTATTTTATAGAGATTTTATTAGGATTATCGGTATTTACACTTATATTTAGTTTTATTCCAGCTCTATTTATAAAGAATAATAAGATTATTCATTTAATGCTTACTATATCAGTTGTGTCAGTAATTCTAATAGCAATGTGTTTATTTTTATATATTTGTAATGCTCTTATGACTTGTATAACCATATGGTTTGGTAATTGGTAAGTCGTAATTGCAAGAAAGTGAGAACTATATGGTTTATAGATTTAATAAGGAAAAATTCAATAAAAAAGCTGATAGAGGTGTTAAGAAGATATTATCTAAACATTTGGATTATATAGATGGATTAGAAGTTAAGTTTGAAGATGGAGAGAAGTGGGGAATAGTAGACGGGTATGTTGTAGAAAGAGAACAGTATTGTTTATATCCAGTTAGCAAAGAATGGTGCATTACAGAAGAACAATTAAGCCTAGTATAAGGGATAGGAGGAGAATCTGCTTATGATACAAATTTTAGAGCTATTCGGGGGGATAGGTTCTCCAAGAATAGCGTTAAGGAATTTAGGAGTACCAGTAAAAGCAATAGATTATGTAGAAATAGATGAAAAGGCAGTAAGATCATATAATGCTATGTTTGAAAAAGAATTAGAATATAAAACTCAAAGTGTAGTTGGATATAATCTTAAGCCAGACATACTAATTCATGGTAGTCCTTGTCAAGATTTCTCGATAGCAGGGAAACAAAAAGGGGCTGATGAAGATTCAGAAACTAGGTCAAGCCTTATGTGGGAAACAATTAATATTATTAAACAAATGGGTGAATGGAAGCCTAAAGTTGTAATTTGGGAGAATGTGAAGAATGTTCTTAGTAAGCATATGAAACATAACTTTAACAGATATTTGGAAGAGTTAGACAAGCTAGGATATACAAGTAATTTTAAAGTATTAAATGCCATGGATTATGGATTGCCACAGGATAGGGATAGAGTGTTTGTAATAAGTTGCCTAGATGGTACATTCTTTAACTTTGAAACTTTAGAGCATAAGCAAATGAGGAATATTAAAGAGTTCTTAGAAGATACAAGGGAAGAAAAATATATTGTATCTCAACCAAGTATGATTAAGAAAATTAACTCTAATGATGGAAGCTTTGGAGGAAGGGTACAAGTAATAAAAGATAGGTGTTGGACTATTACAACTAAGCAAATGAGGTGCCCTAATAGTGGAGTTATAGATTTAGGAGATGGACGATATAGATATCTTACAGAACGTGAATGTTGGAGATTACAAGGGTATTCAGATGAAGATTTTGAAGCAGCCTTAAAAGTACATCCAGGTAAAGAAGGGAAATTGAATGGAGCACTATATAAACAATCAGGTAACTCGATACCAACTGTATTTTTTGAAGCTATATTTAAACAGTTACTAGATCTTAATATGTAGAAATTGTGAAGAAAAGAGAGGAATGAAAATAATGATTAAATATGAAATCAAACCAGTCGTATGTGATTATGGAATTTTTGAAAATGGAGAACTTAAATTAATACTAAATTGTAGGAGCAATGCGCAAACAATAGTAAATATACTTAACGCTGATTTAGAGAAGAAAGAGTATGCAGTGTTAATGAAAAGGGAAATTAATATTGAAAAAGTTACTACTTTTGATAATAGGAAAGTCGTTGAATAAGTCACAATGCGTAGAAAGGAAGATATAAATGAGTTGCTATAGTTGTTTACATTCCAAAATGTTAGAAAATCCAATAAATTATGGTGAGTATTCAGTATTTGGTTACTGTTATAAAGATGGAGAAAACCAAAAGCATCCGATATATTTACCAGATGGTTCATGTAAGTATAAAAAGGCTAAGGAAAATGATGTAAAACCTAACGAAGAAGAAGTATTAGGCTTAGGACAAATTAAATTTAGTATTTAATTGAATAAAAAGCTAAGTAATATGTAGAAAGTGCGACAGAAATGTTATTTGAAAATTGAATAATACAGTATTGGATAAAGATGTTATAATAATATTAAGTTACAGATAGATAAATTAGAATTTACAAAGGAGATTACAGATGAAATTGTTTTTATGTTCACACTTTTCAAGTGTAGGAAATCTGATAAAAGAAGAACTTGAAAATAAGAAAGTTGCATTTATTCCGACAGCTTCAATTCACGAAGGCTATACAGGTTATGTGGGTTCCGCTAGAAAATTATTCAAAAAAATAGGGTCAATATTAACAGAAATTGATATTTCAAAGGAGGAATATTCAACAATTAAATCTGTTTTCGAAGAAGCAGATATTATTTATTTTACTGGTGGAAATTCATTTTTTCTTATTGACCAATTACGAAAATCGGGAGCCGATGAATTGCTGAAGAGAGAAATGACGAATGGAAAACTAATGATTGGTGAGTCGGCAGGCGCAATTATATGTGCTTCAACAATCACATATATTGAACAAATGGATGAGAAACCAGAGGATTATTCACAAGAAGATGATAAGGGTCTTAATTTAGTTGATTTTTATGTCCTTCCACATTATCTTACTGCACCATTTAAGAAAGTTACCGAAAAGATATTGGCTGAATTTTCGGATTTGAATATTTGCCCAATTAACAATCATCAGGCAATTATCGTGAATGATAAATCTTCAAAAGTAATTTGCATTGATTAGTTTACAAATTCCAGTTTATTGATTAGCTTATTTAAGAGATAAAGAGAAGAAAACTAAAAATATGATAAAAATACTGTATTATTCAAAAATGAATTTACAGTATTTTTTTATTCGCAATTCTAAGAAAGTATGAAATAAGGAGGGATAGTATGGATAAAGATCTATTCAGAAGAACAGAAGGACTTTTATATGATTATAATAATTTAGTTACACAAATAGAGTTGTTAAAACTGGATATAGAAGATATGGAAAGAGAATATGCAGGTTGCGGAGCGATAGAGTATAAAGAGAAAACAGGAGGAACGAATAAATTTAATAGTAGCGTAGAAAATGAAGTATTAGAAAAAGAAAGAATATTAAAGGCTTATAGTAGTGATTTAAGTAGAAAAATTAGGTTAAAAAGAAGAATAGATGCAGCAATAGAGAACTTAAAGCATGAAGAGAGAAAGTTGATAGAGTTAAGATATACAAATAAGAGAAAGTTAAGTTGGGAGCAAACAGCGTATATATTAAATTTTAATGAGGATTATTGTAGAAAAGAGTTAAGACCAGAGATAATAAAAAAGATGGCAGATATGATATTTTATAATCCATATAAACAAGAAAGATTTAATGTATAAAATTTTACCCCCCGTTTTACCCCCGTTTTACCCCCGAAATACCCCCTATTATTTGTGATAATATAGTAATCGTAGAAAACGTGGACAGGTTTTCATATGTCATGTTGTGACCTCCTTGGATTTTTAGACACCTAGTGTAAAAGCTAGGTGCTTTATATTTATATTTATAAATGCTATAATTTAGAAAAATGAAAATTCTAGGGGGAAAATATGGATATACAGAGAATTATAGAAGTTATAAAAAGTGAGAAATCAAATGCGAGATTATTTTTTACAAGAAAAAGGGGAATAAGATATATAAGCTATTCACCGGAGATTGAGAGTGATTTACAAGAAACACTTAAAGAATTAATAGTTGATTACTTAAAACAATATAATAGTATAGATCAAATAGAATTTAGTCCTTTAGGCTATAGAGAGGAAACGATAGAGACTTGCAATGTTGAATACATAAGTAATTTTCTAGATGTAATAAATAGTTATGAAGATGGAATTGTAAATAGGGAAATTCCAAAAGATATAATTAATAATTTAAATTTTTATTGTTTAGTTATCGAGTATAATGAAAATGGAGAAGATAAAGAAATAAGGTTATTTAGACGGGTAACAAAATTTAAGAGACTGTCGACAAAAGGTATGATGGGTTCAATAAAAAATAATAAATTTAGCAAATTGGATGCTTCATTATTAGGAATAGATGGAGATATAGATATAGTTGTTGCAGGGGATGAGGTTCTGATTTTAAATCATATATCTTTAGAAAGAATCTTTTCTATATCAAATCAATATGTGGAAAGGGCACAAGAAGCTATTGATATAATTCGCGATGCAGATAGAGTAACTAATTTTGAGCAATTTGAAGAAGATGCTTTAAATGATGGTAGAATAACTCGTACACTAACTAAAATGTTAAATGAAGAAGAAAGATTAGAAAGATGTTTTGAAAATTTCGGGAATATAATTAATGTAATTGAACTTTTTGATTTAGATATAAATATACAAAATGAAAATGGTGTTGATAAAGTCGTTTA